GCAAACAGAACGCAAGTAGCATAAGTTTCCGACAATATTTTCTGCTCCGACTTCTTTTTCAATGATTGGCAAAATTTTCGCTTCAATTGTGCCTTTCAAGTATGAAACATAATAGTTTCGTGCCTCTGAATCAAACATTACGTCTTTCAGCATGAAATTCTTAGACACAACACTTGTTACATCAGAATCACCGCCATTAACATCAAAAACTTGCTCCAGAACGATGAATTCATACTCACCAATCATAAAAGTTTCGCCCGGTTTTAAATCTTTAAGTTGCACCTTTTCTTCTTTTTCTTCCGCTTCCAGTCTTGCGACCAGATCTCTAGCCATTTCCAATGTCGATTTATTCATTTTGTTCCCCCCATTTCTTTTAATTAAACGGTAATCCATCTTCGATTCCGTCTGTAATATTCATAAAATCATCATCGGCACCATTTGTCTGTGCCGGCTGATTCTGATTTTGTGTTTGATTGTTACTTTGTGCCGATTTTCTTTCTGCAAATTCAACTTCTTCTACCATAATCTGAACGGAATAAACCTTTTCTCCGTTTTTGTTGGTATAATTGTTGTTTTCAATTCTTCCAACAAGAGACATTCTGCTGCCCTGCCGAAAATACTTCTCGACAAATTCAGCGGTTTTACCAAATGCGGTACAGTTCAAGAAGTCAGCGCTTGTTTCTCCGTCTTTGGCAAATCTACGGTTTACCGCAAGGGAAAATCTAGCAACCGCCATCTGTTTTTCCCCTTGTGAATATCTGATTTCCGGATCTCTTGTAAGATTTCCAAGCAAAATTACTTTATTCATTGTCAGATTCCTCGCTTTCTTTTTCCTGTTTTCTTTTAAGAATTTCCAATATTTCTTCCGCAATTTGTTTTTCAGATTTAAAAACATTTTCAGCACAACGTCTCATTAGTTTTTCTGCGGTTTCCTCGCCAATTTGCGCTTTCATAGATTTATAAATCGCATTTCCAATGAAAGTCCATTGTGCCATTAAATCATTTTGGTTTCCTTTAATTACCACTTTTTTCTTATCAAATTTAATCATTTCAATCTTCCTTTCCTAAAATTTATTTTTTGTCTTAATATCCGCCGGATTTTTTCATAACCTTTTTAAATTCTTTGGTAGAAATTCCATATATTTCTATGTATTCATAGTAATAACTGTGCAATACAACTATACCATCCTGATTATAAATAATCTCTCTTTCATCACCTGAAAGAGATGGAGAATTAAACATCTGTATTCCGTGTTTAAATTCATTTTTCAAAAACTTAATTAGTTTTTTTATTCTTTTTTCTGTTTTCAAAACGGACATTCATCTCCTTTCTTTAAAATCCATTCTTTGTTAGGCTCTGCAACGTCCACATTTGCCGATTTAAGAACCGATTTAACCTCTTGCATACATTCTTTGGGGTCTGCCGATTCTTTGCTCATATGGCACAGTATGACGTTCTGCAATGTGCTTGAATTGTTTGCGGTTACAAAATCTTTGACTGTTTCCAGTTCCATGTGACCTCGAAAAACGTGTTCTCGTTTTCCTGCCACTTTGCTTAGGTACTTCTTTTGGTAATTGCACGAAACCAAAATATGATTTAGGTTTCTGAATCTCCACTTGACAAATTCCGTGTCGGTCACGTAAAGCAATTTACCCATTTCTGGATGGCTGATAATGAATCCGTAACACGGACACTCGCTACCATCCGTGTTTGTGTGACAGAACTTTCCATCCTTGTCTTGCATAGGCACCGTAGAAATAAGAAATGGTGCTTTCTTGAAATTCATTGCCTTGTAGCACTTTTCGTACGGCTTATAAACCTCAATTCCAATCTCTTCAAGTTCTTTTGCCGACTTGCTATGGTCTTTGTGGTGGTGGCTAACAATGCACCCAGCCACACACCGCAAATCGTAATTTAATCCTTTTTTTATCTCACGGATTGAAAGACCACAATCAAGGATAAGGGTTTTGCCATTGCTATCAGTCAACAGATAGCAATTTCCGCTACTACCGCTACCAAGGCATTTCAAAATCATTCCTGCACCTCGACTTCATCGTCCTTTGGAAACTGAAAATACTCACTCGTTGTTTCTTTGCATTTTTTATCACTCAAAACTGCTATATATTTTTCGAAAGTATCTGTATTGGCTATGCAATGATAAAACACATTATTGTTGTATTTTTTTCTTACCATTTCCATGACCTTAATTGCCTTTGCTTCGCTTGAATAAGAAGCAATTTTAAAATCTTCGGAAATTCCAGATTCAACTCCAATAAGGTTTTTATTCAGCCAGTAAATGCCATCACTATACCGCTGAATTACTACTTGATCGTATGGAACATCAAATGTTCCGTCTTGGCTTATCAGTCTCATTCTTCGTCCTCCATAAATTCCGGTTCAACTGCTGCCGATTCAAAATCTTCTGAATTAGCACCGTTAGAAATCTCCTTTTCAACTTGCTCCTGCATCGTTTCCAACGGATATTCCTTAAAATCTCCGTCAATAAGTTCTTCTTTGGTATAAAGCCCCATTGTAAGTTCCGGACAGTTCAATCTTGCGAAAAATGATGCGGCTCGATATCTCAACATCAACTGTGGCATCGTTTTCCACTTTGAACCGTTTTTCTTTGTCCATCCCTCGGCATCTGCCATATCCATGTCAACTACCATGCCGTCAATTCTTCTTCCTGCTTTCATCGTCCAACACTGGCAAGAAAAAGGCTTACCGTTTTTCTGCTTTTCATCGTACTGCAATTCGATATCATAATTTCCGCTATTGTTTACCTGCGCAATCAAAAACTGTGCGCTCCAACAAGGCTTTCCTTGGATGGGATAAAGATTCTGCATTACCATCATTGGACTTACTTTCATTCTTTGTGCCTGCTCAATAGCAATCAAACAGTTTGACGAATTGTTCTGGTATATTGCTGGAACAATAGTCGATGCTGACAATGCCTTTGCCATCTGCATCGCCATAACAAAATTGTCCGATGTTCCAAAAATACCAAGACTATAATCCGTTACCTTGTTATTATGTGCCACTACTTCTTTTTTTTCTTCCTGTACAACTACTTCATTCTTCTCTGCCATTTTTTCTACCTCTCTTCCTTTACATATTTAATAATTCCAACCTTTTCTCCATCTGGAATCTCATCGCAATCTCTTATCTTTATAAGTATTTCCTTATCTGTAAAAGTCGAATAGCCCAGAGGGAAACAATAACCGTAATTATTGTGTACAATTACAGCCTCTGAAACTACAAACTTTTCTCCAATATATAGAATAACAACATCTCCGACCTTTAACTTTCTTCCGTAACGGTCAACAAGTCTTGTTTCTTTCCCAATGGTTCCGTAATCGTCTATTCCAACCTCTGCACATTCAAGATGAGGTTTAAACTCTTTTTCAAGAGATTTTAAGCCCGGTTCTCCGACCAGATAGCACTTATTATATATATCTTTGATTACTATTCCTTTGTGGTCATAGTGTTCAAGATCTCCAATCGCAACAACTATTCCCTCATCTCCATTAAGCGGAGAAGTTCCATAAGCATACCTAGTTGCGATTTTAAAATCTATTTTATTGTCCTTAAAAAAATGTTCATTCTTTCTAAACGAGTACTCGTCCTTAATAACAACTACTCTTTCTCCGATTTTAAATCCCATAATCGTTCCTCACTTTCTTTAATAACTTTTAATGAATGCTCCGCTCTTTTAAGTGTTTCTTTTGCTATGCAAACTTTTTCTTCCGCCCTTTCAACAAACTTATTCTTGGCATACTCAAAATCTGGCTTCGTAAGAATTAAGCAGTTATTTATCAGACGACCAATATCTTCTTTTTTCACGCTTTTAAGATAATTTGGAAAACCAAATAAACCAGACCGGTATGTTTTAGGCTTTTCCTCTGCTTCGCAAATTTCTAATGAAATGCCTAGATTACCATATTGTTCACTTGTGTTTGCCGTGTAAAAATACAGTTTCATATCACACCTCCTTAATTTTCAGTTCCGCATTGTTTGATACTGCCAGCATAATCAACTGGCTTTCCACCATTTCAGCGACTTTCTTCTGATTTTCCTCGTCCAATGATTCCAAATCATCCAACCAAATCGGACAATTTATACCGCTGATTTTCTGAATCGAACGACAGATATCTACTCTGCCAAGGATCCTGTTTCCCTTGTTGGACATCGTTGTTAAAATAGACTTGCCGTCAATCATCGGAACGCAAACGGATTTATAATTTCCGTTCTTGGCGGTTTCGAACAACTGCCAATTGACAATGCCAAACTTAGAATTGATTTCTTCCGATAATTCCTCGTTTTTGGCTTTCTCCAGTTCTTTCAGCAAATCCAAGATTTTCTCTGCATCTGCCTTTTCCTGTTCTTTGTCAAATTTAGACTTTTTCAATTCTTCCAATCGGATTTCGTCTGATTCCGTATTGGCAGCGGAAATTTTTCTATCCACTTCTGCCAATTCAGAACGGATTCGTTCTTCTTCTGTTTTTAATTCCGCTTTGATGTCTTTGAGATCCTGCATCTTCTTCATCGAATCTTCTCGATCAGCAATTTTTGATTCAATCTCTTTGTATTTGTCCGACTGCTTCACATCAATTGGCTTGATAGATTCCAATTCTTTCTCAACTGAATCGTATTCAGTAGTCAATTTTTCCGATTCCTCATTTTTCTTTTGAATATTTTCCTCAATGTTTTTCAAGAGGATTTTTGAATCGTCAATTGCTTTCTTTAAGGCATTTCCTCTTTCCACAATCTGTTTCAATTCATCAGATTTGTGGCTTTCAAATTCTGCCCGCATTTCCTCTTTTTTCTCTTCCGGGTATTCTTGACCGCAATAAGAACAAACAAGGCTTGATTCATCAAATTTCCGCTCATTTGCAATCTTCCATAATGTTGCCTGCTCGTCTTTCTTCCGCTTATTGTCCGAGATCAATTTGGTTTGGAGTGCCAAATCACTACTCAACCTAGATAACTCGCCCTTAAATCGTCCGATTTTCCCCAAAATTTCGTCTTTTTTGTTCTCCAAACTGTTCTTCTTGGTAGCAATCTCTGAATTGGCTTTCTGCTCCATTCCGGACAGTTCGAATTTCAGATCCATAACATCCTTGACCGCATCGTCAAATTCCGTGATCAATTTATCGTTGTCTGTCTGCACCTTGATATTGGCATCCAATTTTGATTGCAAATCCTTTTTAAGCAATTCTAAATCAGAAACGTCGGTTTCCTGCTTGCTGACAATATCTCTTTGTTTCTCTTCAATCTGCCCCTTTAATATAGGAAGAGATTCGTCAACGTCTTTCACTTTCTTCTGATTCATCGCCTTGATTTCCTCTGTGGTGTAGTTCTCCAAAAGAGAAGAAAGTTCCTGCAATCCATCCGTTTTCTTGGCGATGTCTAAATCAGTCGTAGAATCTACTGTCTTAAATAAAAAGTCTCGCATATCAGCCGGTTTCTGATTCAGAAATCCGTTGATGTTTGTTGACATTTTCAGCACGGACATATCAATACCAAGATATTCCTCAAACTCTTTCTTTGTCTTCGGAACATCGTTTATGTAGTATTCGTTATTGTCCTTGTAAGTAGTACCGTCTTTGGAATGCTTGCGTTTCTGCACTTTACGCATGGTAACTTCTTTCCCATCCACGTCAAGTACCAGTTCTACGGAAACGTCCTTGTCCTCAACCGGATTTCCGTTAACCTCTCTGCGTACCTTTGGATTGCTTCTCAATTCGTAGTCGCAATCAAACAAGCACCACATAAAGGCATTGACAATCGACGACTTTCCCTTGCCGTTCTTTGCCAAAATTTTGGCAATCTGCGGAAAATCGAGCATTACCGTCATGTAATACATGAAATTTTCCAGAATCATTTTTTTCAACTTAATAATCATTTTCTTTTCTCTCCTTTCCTAACGATATGTTCCGGGTTTACCACACACAAGACTTCCGTCCTGCTTTCTAACGATCGCTCCAATTTTGATAAGCGATTCGATCAATGCTGGAGGAATCGGTGTCGCTCCCTCTGCCTTGATTTCTTTTTCCTTACTCATGGTTTTCTCTCCTTTCGTCTTGCTCGTCATCATCGTCATGCTGAAACATTGACATTATCAGCGATACGATAACAATTCCTATAATCGTTACCGATACACCACACCAGAAAGGTGGAATGTACATAAGATCACTTCCTTTCCATATATACTTCTCTGTACTGGACACCGAATTTTTCGGTATCTGAATGTACGTCAAAGTATAGATCTATACTGTTTCCTTTTATCGCTCCGCCGCAATCCTCGGCGATAAACTCTCCAAGTCCTTTTATGCGGACTACCGATCCATAAGGTATAACCTTTGGATCTACCGCAATCGTTCTTCCCTGCCTTGGAACAACTCCAGTAGAAGTCATTCTTCCGTACTTGTCCGAACAATCGCAACAGGGACAATATGCCGTAATTCTGTACGTTGTCCACTTTTCCCGAACGACTTTCTTTTTCTTGTGTGTCCTTTTCCTTTTTTGCTCAACATTTCTCGTCTCAACAGAGACTGTTTCAGTTTCTGGAATCCGAATTGTACCGATTCCGACTAAAACCTTTTCCTCTGCCATTTCTGGATTTTCCAATTCGATTCCTCGGAATCCCCATATGCAGAAAGAAAACAGAAACGTTATAGCGACTAACATTAACTTTCTGATGGAATCACTCCTTTTCCTTTTTCTTCTTTTCCGTCTCTGCCATGTTTTCAACTTTTCCAAGGATATATCCTTTGTCAAAATCAGACATTTTTGGAATTGCTTCTTTCAGTTTTTCAACGACTTTCTTTTCTTTTTCGCTCATATCTTCTCCTTTCCGTTATGCAATCTCACTTCTTTCAATCAATGGATATATGCTATTCTTTTTCAGAATCTCATACAGAAACAATCTGCCTTTCTGCGTCCACTCTGTCTGCATAACCACATCTGACTTTCCATTTGCTCTTGTAATATCAATAGTTTTGCTATGAACATATCCCATTCCTTGGTACTTCTGATACAAAATCCATTGCCTGCCGACTTTGTGTTGTACGTTTAGGTCTTTCAGCAATTTATTAAATGCCTTAGCAGACATTCCATAATCTTGTGCAATCTGTGTTACCAAAACTGTAGACTTACTATTCAAAATCAAATCCACATAATTTGCTTTTGGTTTCATTTCGGAAATGGTATTGTTCATTTCAATGACTTCTGTTTCCAATTCCTTAATCTGCTTGTCTTTTTGTTCAAGCATTCTCTGTGCTTCAATAACTGCAAGAGCAATAAGGTCGTTTCCTGTTGGAAGTTGTGTTTTAATCACATCTTCCATTTCATGGAATCTGTTAATGTACTTTGCAGTAAACTCCGTTCCTTTACTTCCGGTCAGTTTATGTGCGATAAACTCGCAACCTTTCTTTGTAACCAGATAGCAAGGCTGCGTCTTATTTTGGCTGTTTATATAGGTACTTTCTGTGAAAAAATCGGACTGTGCAATCTTGCTCTTTCCTAATTGTTCCGAATATCTTCGAATATCTCGCAAAAGCATATTATGCTCTTTACCAACCATTTCAGCAACTTCTCTACTATCAATGTACTTTTGTGTCAACTCGTTCATATTGGCTTTGCCTCCTTCCTGTTTGACTTTGTATGATTATACTATCACACTTAGTATTACTTGTCAACCTTTTTTGCAAAAAAAAGTTTGACTTTGTGTGACAACTATGTTATTATACTATTGAAAGGAGGAAATCGAAAATGAATGAACGCATAAAGTTACTGCGAAAAGAATTGAATTTGTCACAAGAATTGTTTGCGGATCGCTTAGGTTTGACGAAAAATTACATTTCCTTAGTAGAGAACGGAAACAGAAACTTGTCGGAACAGTCTCAAAAAATCTTATGTTCCTTATACAACGTCAACGAAGAATGGCTGAAAAGTGGAACTGGAGAAATGTTTTGTCAGATTGACAAAAACGATGAAATTTCCAAATTATTCGGCGAAGTTATAAAAGAAGATGACGGAGATTTTAAACGTCGACTTGTAAATGCTTTAGCCAAATTAGACGACGATGGATGGAAGACATTAGAAACATTGATTGATTCGATTTCCAAGAATTAAAAAAGAGCCAAGGGATAAGCAATCATTCCCTTGGCTCTTTTCTTCTACTCTGTTAAATTTTCTATAAAAACATATATTGCCCTAAGAAAATATATGTTTTCCATCTTTTTAATCATTTCGATAATTTTGTTTTTGTAAAACTGCTCATTTTCGTTTTCATTTCCCATGTTGCCCTCCTTACGATAAGACAATTATAGAACATTTGTTCGTAATTGTCAATCATAAATTTGCAAGATTGATTGTTTCCCCTTAGTTTTAAAGTGAGGGGCAGAGTTACACAATGAACTCTTACCCCTCGCCAGAACTTGAATTGTCTCGTTTGAGACAATTTTATCTTACACCTTTTGGCACGAGAAAACAATCTTTTTTCATCGCAAGTTCGGTCAATTTTCGACACCAATGTCTTTTTTGAATTGTTTCCACATTTTGTTATCTTTTCCAATCATAGGATGGGGGCAATCCTTACCGTTTACATCCCAATGTCTGATAACGGTTTTGGCGTTTGGACAGTATCTTTTGATGTACTTAATCAACTTTTTAACTGCTTTTGCCTGTTCCGCGGTATAACCTTTTGTTGCGTCGCACAATTCTATTGAAACAGAGTTTGCATTTGTACATTCCTTGTAATACTTCCCTGCTCCTTTGTCTTTGCTGTAAAATCCTCCAACACTCCATGCAATCTGATTCATTGGAATTGATTTTACCGCTTTACCTTTTTTCCCAACAAAGAAATGTGCGCCAACGCCATTTCTTGCTCCTGTCTGCTCTTTTTGGAAAAATTTAGCATTATCCAATGCCGTATCTCCATTGTTTCCAGTATAATGAATAACAATAAAGAAAATACTTTTTCTGTCTCTCTTTCCATGCATACAAGACTTATTCGCTAACAGTTTTTTCATCTTCTTCTACCTCCTGTTCCTGTTCTTTCAGCAATGTTTCGTACTTTTCCTTGTAAGCCATCGCCGTAAATTCGGTTTGAGCAAGTCGAACTTTCAGTTCCTTGACCTCGTTTGCCAACTTATCAACGATGTAATCTGCCATTGTAATTTCTTTGTTTTCCATTTTTCTAACCTCCTAAGATTTTATAATTTATCTCAAAACCAACGCCCTATAAAAATTGCGCTGGTTACTGAATTTACGGGAAGTGTGGCACCAGAATGCGTAGCCCAAAAAATACATCTGCTATATCCAGTTTTGCTGATGCCATCAAAACTGACATTTACAAATGGTGCTGACGTGTCAGGAACGCCGATTCCAGTAATAACCATCGGTGTATCTACAAATGCTAATGGGAAAGTTCTACCGTCTCTAGATTTGTAATACACCCCTTCTTTGTTGCTTATATCTGTAAGTGAAGTTACATTCCCCATTTTACTTCGATACTCAATAACAAGTCTTCCGTCTCGGTATTTTTTACAAGTAAAATTTCCACTTGTTGTCACTTCGCAACCGATTATTTCATATCCATTTTCAGAAGCATTGTCTTTATTAACAGAAAATATCGTCTTTCCATTCGGTTTAAAGTTAATCGAGGCAGGAGAGATAAGAAGCCTTTCTCCCACAGCCGTGTCCCATATCCGTAAGTTTCCATAAGTGTTATCAAGGAAATATCTCACGGTGCCACCTTGTGCATCGTCTAATCCGATTAAACCATTTGATATGACCGTTTTACCTTTTGAACCGTTGTTTTTTATGGTAAGTGACTTTACTGTCGTTGGAACGTTTATTGTGCATGATGGTTCTATCGTAAACTCTCCGCTTGAAAGAATCTCAGAATACCCCGAATCAACCTCGAATGCTACGCTACTTCCATTATATGGTGTTCCAGAATTTACTCCAAAAGCAAGGCTTCTTGTTGACAACCCCATAAATTTATCATAGTAATCATTTCCATGGTTTAAACTTTTAAGACGTACACCGTCAAATCCAAAAAATGCTTTATTTATTTCAGCGCCGTTGACTGTACAAGTCAACGACAAGAAATCTGCTTCTTGATTAAATTTTGAGTTTATTTCTGCTTTGTTGTAATATGTTGCAGAGGCATTTTCCGGAGTATATTCTGAATTTGATATCAACCTTTGGTCTTTTAATGTAAATCCAGCAATTTCTCCGATCTCCGCGTACATATAACCGTCATATGTTACATACCACTCATGTTCAGTATTATACGGAGATGATATTTTGTACTTTCCTGCCTCAATGGCGATTACTCCACCATTTTTCCCTGTAATTGACTTGGCTGTATTCAAGTCAACTTTGTATTGGTAGCCGTCTTCATCATAAAAACCAGTAAGGCAATCATCAAAAATTCCAAATCCACCAATTGTACCTCTATTTGCCGACACCGAAGCACCAACCAATGTAGCACCTCTTATTATTCCAGTTGCCGTAATGTCTTGGGCGAAAATCTTTGTAATAACCGCACTGTCAGCAAATATATCGTCTACGTCTAATTCATTGGCGGTAATCGACGATGCCACAATCTTGTCTGCATTGATTGTACGGTCTGTAAGTACGTAGCCGTCAAGAGTATCTACCGTTTTACTAGTCAGTTCTCCAAGATTATTTAAAGCATATAATAATCCATTTTCTGAACCTTTAAGAAGTATTCTGTCAGCAACCAACGTTCCTGCCGTGATTTTGTTAGCATTGACTTCAACACTATCTAAAAAACCAGTAACGTGTCCATCTACGATTGTTGCCCTGTCAATCAGCCCAACGTTAGCAAAAAATGTACCGACATTTGCCACATCAATATTGGAAAGTTCAATATTGGCATACTTCAAATCTGCGGTATCGGCGTTCAAATAACCTAAATCTGCTACTTGGGCACTAAGGTTATTTGTTGTTATTGCAATTGTTTCCAAATTGTCAATCTTTCCATCTACTGCTTCCAAAGAAGTAATTGTGGCATACTTGATACTTGCTTCATCCGCGGTCAAATATCCGATATCAGCAATTGATGCTTTAAGATTTTCGATATATGCTTTATCAGCCGTCAAATCTTTGATAAAAGAACTATCAACCTTTTCAAATCCAATCGTTGCATCTTTGATTTTAGCCCCGGTCAATGTAGCATCCTTAATCTTGGAGTTTTCAATCTCTCCATCCTTGATTTTTGAGTTTGTGATTGACGAGTTGGAAATTTTACTTTCCGTTATCGCACTATCCTCAATCTTGCTACCATCAATACTGGATTCCATTATGTGGTTTCCTCGGATAGTTCCATCTACAATAAGGGCACCGGTAATTGTTGCCGCCTTTATTTTGGAACCGGTAATTGTTCCCTCTTCTATATTAGACCCTTTTATTGTCGAATCAGCAATAAGAGATCCGGTAATTGTTGAATCTTTTATTTTCGATCCATCAATTGTACCATCCTTGAATATGCTACCTCTAATCGTGCTATCCTCAATATTACTAAAAGTAATATTGGCATAATTTAATTCAAGACTTGTTTGTCTCCCCTCTTGTGCCGCCGTCGCAGATGCCTGCGTTGAAACCTCTGTAGAATAACTTCCGTTGGATTCTATGTTGCAATTGCACGATATATTTGTAGTAAATCCACCATCCCACTCGTAGGAAATCTCCCCGCATAAAACATCTATTGGATCTTCTAACTCCGGCACCTTTACCTTTATAAGATTTCCCGGTGCAATATTCCATCCAAAATCAATTCCAACAAACGTCATATCGCACGTACGATACATCAAATCGCCTTGTCTAAGACAAGCAGAAGCACGACCGCCCGGTGTAACTCTCGTATCAAAAGTAGAGCCATCACTTGTCCACCCAATCCAATCACAATTTATTGAATAATCGTATGGTGTTTTTCCATCCATGGATGATTGCGTAGCAAGCAACGTATTTGATACCCTATCTTCTCCAAGATAATTTACTGTACAAATTCTTCCACTTGCATTAGGCGGGTTGAACAAACCAAGAGACCATGGTAAAAACAACAATGATATGGATTTCATTGCGTATATCTCTTTTGAATATTTATAGTTTGAATCCAAGTAATCAGACAAAACATAATTTTCTGTCTCTGTATAATTTGTTTTTTGCTTTATTACAACTCTATTTCTTACATCCTCATAAACATTGCCGCCAAAAAGTATAGCCAATCCAGAAAGCATATCTCTTACTGCAATTCCTGTGTCAATTGCTGACTGGTCTACATAATTTTTAATATCTTTTAAAAAACAAGCGCTTTTTCCATCAAGAAACGATTTTTCTTCTTCCGACGTCAGCGCAGGAATAAATACAATCTGTTTACCAATTATTTCTTCCAATTTTGTTTTTATTTGTCGCAAAGTATATTCTTGCAACACAGTTTCAAAAACAACCGACGTTGACATTGTTTGACCTATGGCGCTTTCCAAAGAAACAGAAAGTTTATCGCCACTCATAACTGGAGTTTCTTTTACGATAAACTGCCCGAAACTAATCCATGCACCTTGATACTGAAAAAATATCTCGATATTTAGTCCTTTAGAAATTCCATCTAAGTAATTCATGGTTATACTTGCGTTCTTTATATACACGTTTCCAATGCCAAAAACACTTCCATCGTAGCATCCATTGGAAATTTTAATAGAATCAATCTGTAATTCCTCGTTGGTATATTCAATCTCTCCAATTTTTACTTTAACGTCCACATACTCCGTAGTCATAGGTATACTTGTCATTGTTCCACCGCCTCAAATGATATTGACTGATTCAACATTTTTCCGTTGATAAATCCGTATTGTTGCAAAGAATAATTGTTGAAATAAACTGTTATCGTTTCCCATTCCCCAAACTCATTAGTAAATCCCAGTTTGTGGAATGCTGTTTTGTCGCACGTTTTGCTTTTAATCAATTTTAATTCCGCCACTGTGATATTGGGCGGAAACGACATTTTTAGGCTGACCTTGTTATCCACAACCGTTCCTTGTGCTTTTGCCGTAGAGGTTCGTCGAAAGTTTGAACTCTGTACTTGGTTTCTTTTAATATCCACACCGCTAGCGGATGGACAAGCAATTTTCTGTCCGTCAATCTCCGGAACTCTATATGTCATGTCTTTTCCCCCTTTTTGCAATAAAATAGCACCTACCAAATAAGATAGGTGCTACATTGTTTATGCCAACTTCCATCCGGAACCTCGGCTTCGTGTAATCTGTTCGGCTTTCCCCATGATTGTTGTCGTAAGTTTCGTTCCGTCCAAATATACATCTCCTGTCTGCTGGCTTTGATTTTCTGATACTGCCTGCGATACCGCCGCATAGATAGCCGGTGCAAGCGTGTTTGTAATTGCTTGTGCAAATCCAGTAGTAATCTGGTCGTTATTAGCGACCGCGGTTTTGCCGTTATTGAATTTTCCGACAAGTTCTCCGTGATTAGCCATGAAAAGTCCATCTTCCGGGAATCCACCGGTACTGTACGTTGGAAGTTTTGACGCAAAATCCGAAAGTTTGGATAGTCCGCTTGTTTTTAATGCCCTTTCGTATGGTTTTCCCATATTTTTAGGACTAAGATTATCCAGTATCTTCTTTTGCTCTTTTGTAATTCCAAACTGTATTGGTGCCTTAATTGGCGATAACTTTACTTTGGAAACTGCATCTTTAATTCTTTTTTGTAAGTTTGATGTATTAACATTTGTACTAACATTTACAGACTTGCTTTGTAGTTTATCAATTACATTTTTAACTTTATCTATAGAATCCGTTCCGCTTGTTTTAGCGGTAACAGAAACTTCTTTTGATGTAAGTTTCCCAATTGCAGCATTAAGTTCGTCAACGGATTTATAATTTCCGTCAACAACGTCTTTATATGCTTTCCATGTTATTTCTCCATTGTCAAGTTTGTCTTGAAGTGTTTTTAACGCATTTTTTGAAGATTGCGTTTCGACACCAAGGTTTTTCATAGTTTTCTTTAAACTATCAGATGCCTTTTGGTAATCGCTAGTTTTTACTTTGGCATTATCCATGACATTATTGTTTTTACTAATCTGTGCGTTAATATCGGATTCTGCTTTTTTCAAAGTATTTACTTCCGCTCTTGCCGCATTTACTTTTGTAGCATATCTTCCAAGTATTTTAACTTGTGCTTGGTATTCTACGCTATTTACTCCAGAACGTTTTTTAACGTTGTTTGCAATTTCCTGTGCCGCCGCAAGTTCTTTTGTATATTTTGCAAGTTTTGCCTGTGCTTCGGAAAGTTTATTTCCAGTTTCCTGCTTTTTCTCGTAAAGTTCCACAGAAGAATTGTATGCCGCCTGCGCTTTAGCCGCTCTGTCAAGATTGGAAATCAGACCGTTCAACTCATCTTTGTTACCTTTGAATGCCCCTGTCTGCTTATCAATATTCTTTGATAACCCAGGAATTTCATCGGATAACTGTTTTGAGTATTCTTTCATTACGGCAATATCAGATGCGGTAGGGTTTGTCTTTTGGCTTAACTCATAGTATCTATTGGCTAATTCCTTTATGTTTTTCCCGTTTTCCAAATTGCCAGAATTATTGATTTCCTTTATATCTTTATTTATTTCATCTGTATACTCTTTTGTCTTTTGTAAATCCTCGTTTGCTTTTTGTATCTAACTTTGCCGGTACTTTGATTTCGTAATCTCCGGTGTAATTGTAGGCATCTATCGCTTCGCTGATTCTGTCTCCAATCATTAAACCTGCGCCGATGGCTGCTCCAACTGCCAACAATACCGGTGCCGCCGCCGCGGCTATTCCTGTGGCACTCAATCCGCTTAATCCACTTGTAATTGCTCCACTTATTTTTGCTCCAAGCGAAACAATCGCAGTTTTGACAAATGTGATTTTAGACAAAACAAATGTTCCAATTTTGCTTGCGGCAAACGAAGTAGCGATTTTAGTTTTAAGGCTTTTTGCCATAGTTAAAGCAACTTCTCCCATCTTTTCTGTCGCCGCTTGCTTTAAACCTGCAAAGAAACCAGTTTTACCAAACAATCCTTTTATTGTTTTTGCCGCAAAAATCACGCCAAAAACGGTACTTAATGCACCAATCACACCGGCTGGATCTTCTTTCAATGCAGAAATTGCAATCGTCATAATGCTATTAAACGCATTTCCAATTGTTTTTCCAACGGAAGACCAAATCCCAACCCAGTCGATACTTCCAAGGAATTGACCGATAGATTTACCAACTTTCTCCCAATTCACACCGGAAAGTGCCTTATTGATTGATGTAAGAATACCTTTTAAACTATCGGACAACGTTTTACCAAGTTCCTGCCATCCAGTTAAACCAGTATTCTTTCTTACCTCTCCCATTTCCTCAAAAAATCCGTTGATTCCATCTGCTATTTTTTGTCCAAGACCACTAAAATCAAAATTTGTAACCAAGCCAAAAGCAAATTGAATCATTCCACGGACTTTAGCACCAAGAGTTTTTCCGGCAAGTGTCATGTCTGCATTTTGAAGTGCTGAATTGATTCCAGTCGCTACAGATACGCCAAGACCAAGCCAGTCAAATGTAGTTCTGAACGTGTATAATGCCCCCATAGCCGTATTAAATCCATTGGCTAAAGTTTTACCCACGGTTTCCCAGTTAATGCCTTGTACCATGCCATTAAGGAACGTAGCAAGGGATTTAGCAAGTTTATTTGTTGTCGTCTGAATTTTTTCCCACGGAATACTATCAAGTCCACTTGTAAGCCATGAACCAACGGATTTTCCAAGGCTGGTATAATCGCCGCCTTTTTTCCAACCGCCTAAAATGGCTTTTTTCAATTTAGCCGCTAACTCAACCGCTTTATTTTTGTTACTATTAAAGGCTTTATCCCATATGCTTTCATATCCTTTAACTGCCTTATTGATATCTTCCGATAAATCAATTCCAGCACCACGACCGTTTTTCTTTCCGGAAGATGAGCCATCGTCTTTGTTATTTGCCTGCAACTTATTGACGATATCAAATCCCTGTAAGTTATCATTAAGTTTTTTCTGCTTTTTGCTTGCTTTATCAGCGGCATCTCCATAATCATCCAATCCGTCAACCGCATCGCTATAATCTGGTGTAGCCATTGATGTATCGTCATATAATTTTGCTCCGGTCAACTTAGCAACCCATTGTGCAAAATCCTGCAAAACCATAACTACGGCATTCAGATATGGATATAATTTTTGAACTACCGGCAAAAATATTTGACCTATGGTTCTACTCAAATTTTTCAACCCAGCCTGCAACATTCTTACCTGGTTTGCGGGTTGATTGATTGTTCTAGCCAAATCTCCATATGCAACTTTTGATTGTTCCAACATAGTTAAAACACGTAATTGCATTTTTTCTTGCTGGCTCATGCTTGAAACACTTGCGCTAATTCCATGCGCTAATGCCGTTTGCGCCAAGCCTGCTTTTGTGGTGTCGATTCCATACTGGTATAATGCCCTTGATTGTCCAATCAATCCACTTTGGAAGTTATCCATTACGTCTGACAAGTCTTTATTAGACAATGACGACCAATCCGCTGACAACATACTCAATGCCTTTGACGTGGCAATAGAAGTTTCTCCAAGCATTCCGGCAGAGTTTGTAATCTGCGAAATTGCCGCATTGTAATTCATTACCTCGGTCAAATCTAAACCAAGATTATGTTGCATATTGCTTGTCGCTTCTCCGGTGTCGTAATCAACGTTGAACCCGGTCATTTGAGTTTGTAATTTAGCAAACCTCGTACGAAAACTATCTGCATATGCTTCTGCGGAATCATAACCGGCTTTTTTAAACTGGCTCGCACTATCTTTTCCAACTTTATCCAATGCAACCGAAAAATAGTTAAATTCCTCGATGTAGTCCTGCATTGAGCCGATTGCACCGCCAAGTGCCTTAACACCTCGAATTACCATGAAGAATTTAGCATAAAACATTCCAATGCTTGATGCTATGTTTTTGGATTCCTTGTTGAATCCTAGCATTCTCGTGACTACACTTTTGAAGCCATTACCGAGCCTCGACAAAACATTAGTGGTATTCCCACCGCTAAAAGATATGCTATTCAATGCACTCCCGGCTCTACTTCCGGCGCTGGCAATATTTCCAATTGCCGTAAGCAACTGCGTTGTACCTTGCGATACTTGCGGTGCATTCTGCATCGAAACCATAAAATCTTTTACCTTTTTAGCAAGGTAATCCAGATTATCAGCCGTCTGCTTCGTTCTTGTTCCAGCACTAGCCAATCTAGCAATAGCATTTGTCAATTCAGATGTTTCTTTACTTACAACCGGTGCCCTTGACATCGACACCATAAAACTGCTAAGTTCTTTGCTAAGAAGCGGAAGTCCACTTGCCGATGCACTCGTCTTTGAACCGGCATTTGCCAATCTGCTGATTGCATTTACAAAACTAGCCGTTTTTGGTGCAACTTCTCCAGCGGAAGACAATGTAGTCATCATTTGGGCGATTCCATTTCCAAGACTTATAATTCCTTGCGTGTTTACACCGCCTTGAATTGATGATGTAAGCCTTGCCACCGCACTTACCATGCTATTTACATTTTTGTTATTAAAATTGACACTTCCAAGGGTTTTAAGTCCGTTCGCCATTGGACTTAAAGCATTCGACACCGCCGCCAATTTCTGACCGTCAAGAGTTTCAAATTTCTGCAAACCCTTTACAGTTTTAGTGAAATCTGGCATCTTCGTGTCTCTCATGCCTTTCATTCCAGCAGAAAGCATATTTAAACCGCTCGAGAATTTTGTCAATCCTTTTGAATCGACACTTGCTAACTGTTTAGATAAATTACCTAGTTTTGAGCATAGAACGTCAATCTCTTTATTGGCTTGTTTGGCTTTTGCTTGAATTTCAACTTCCAAACTATCTACTACAGCCATCCGTACACCACCAACTTTCCTTATATAATAAAAAAGAGGGCGACCGGACTTTTAATCCTTGTCGCCCTCTTTCTGCTTCATCTTTTTTAACTTTTGCTCGTTTTCAAAATTTTTCTGCATTCCAAGAAGCATCTGCAAAAACTCGTCTCGTTGTTTCTGGAGAGCTCGTTCTCTCTTCGCTTCTCTTTCTTCTTCCGTAGCCAAAAGCGGTAAATCTATGTACTCTGCTTTTGATTTCTTGCCATTAAAAGCAATATCTATCGCAACAATAAATGCAGATATTGCATAATTTCCAAACCAATTCCACATACTCTCATCGTCTATTTTTTTCTTTAAGCGATGACCTTCAAGACAATATTTTAATTTTTTCGGTGTCAAATGCAGAAATTCATCTATATGGATTCCAATGGCAAATGCTTGTGGAAAATATTCTTCCCATATTATTTTGTGGAAGTCTGTTTCTTTTTGTGATCCTGCGGAGTTTTTACTTCTTTCTTGTTCTGCTTCTGTTCTTCCGCTTCGATGTTCGTTTCCATGTCTTCCAGCATCTTCGTTATTCCGCTCAAGCCGAAAAAATCGTCTTCCTCCATACATTCTTTGATTTCCTCAAACAATGCGGCATAGTTCAATTTATTTTCTTTCATGTAGGCTTTCATAAGTTCTTTTGATTCTTTTGCATCCGTTGAATGATGCTCCTGCAATCCCGCATGAAAAGCAACCACACAAGTCTTTGGAACGTCTCCTACCATGTCGGATGTACTTTCCATATACAACTCCAATTCTGTTTTTGCTGTTTCTGCACGCGCCAAGATATGTCCACCAGATGCCAACATGAACATACGTTTTACGCATTCCTCAATCTCTGCTGCTTCAAATGTAAATTCTAATATGTATTCTTTTCCTGCAATTTTAATTTTTTTCATATCGTTTTCAACCTTTCCCTTTCTTCCCATCTTTTTAATGGGAAAGGGGCAGTCCTAAGACCGCCCTTTCTTTGCTAAATCAATGTTTCTTCAAGTTCTGGCTCGGCTGTATCTTCATCGTACAAGCCAGTCACGACAGCCTTGCTCTCGTTATTTTCGGACTGGCTATTTATTCCCCCGAAAATTCAACCTTTGCATCAAGTCCTTTGTACTCTTCAATTACAAGATTAAACTCTAAGGTCAAAAGATCGTTCTGTCCGGCTTCTGGCTGTGGAAATGCCGGTGGCAACTGTGCAACTACAAAAAATGCTTTTGTAAGGCCTGGAATAATGGTCTCAAACCACATTCTTTTTCCACCAGTCAATCCATTTGCGGCTGTAAATACCTCTTCCCATTCAGCCTGTGTTTCGTCTGTAAGGTTTACTGTTACTGGGAAGGAGCCTCCTGTATCTGCTCTACCCTGAATATAACGAGTGATTGCGTCTTTTAATGCGGATGCGTCAATCTGTTCTGCTTCAACATTGATACCGCCAATTGCGTTAATTCTGGATAATTCTTTAAACGATGTCGGCTTTGTTCCGGCGGTCGTTTCAACACCATAACCAAAAGTAATGCCGAGTGTACTTAATCCTGCTACTGCCATTGTTATTACCTCCTTAATTTAATAAAAAAAGAGCCTTTCGGCTCATTTTTCTTTATAATGTGTCGTTTGCTCCAACTACTCGTTGAAATCTTGCGGTGCTTCTGTAAACTTCTTCGCCAAAATCTAACTCCGGCATTGGTTTTACTTTAAACCGCATCTTTTTGAATATATCAGCGACTACGGACATGACTTTTCTTGCGTCAGATGGATCCGTATTTGTCGTTACATCAACTTGAATCGTTTCCAAAACACCATTTATGTCTTGTCCGTCAAGTGTCTGCCCGATCTCCTGTCCGGGCAATTCATGTATGTAGACTGTAGGAAATTTGGGCTTGCTGCTTGCCTTTCCATTGTCTGTGATCTTGATGTTCGGATAATCGTCTTTAAGTATCTTTTCTGCCTTGTAAGATACTTTCTTGCCTAAAAGGTAAGCCCATGTATTATCAACTTCTGCCATTTATCCGAACACCTCTTTTGCTATTTTTTTATATTTTGCTATGATCTCCGCACTTGCTTTATACATTGGCATCGTTGCCTTGACACCATGTGTATAATGCCATTTATTATCTTCTCCAAGATAATACCATCCATCTTCAAATGCGTGTATCTGTCCGGGATATGTTCCAACACCAAAACCGAAATCATTTGCTTTTGGATTCGGAATCTTGTTGTAATGAATACCGGCACCAAACTCAACCGCAAGCACCGTATGAAACGGTTCTCTTCCCTCTACTTTTTTTACTTCTCCAGTCGCAAACAGAATAGCCTTACAGCCCATGTTCTCTGACGTTGTATTTGCCTTAAATGTGATTGAATTTCCTATAGGGGATTCATTTATCGCTTGTAATGCTACTTCCTCTCCTACGGACGCACAACGTGCCACAAAAGCATCACATTTTGCCTGCAAATCGTTTTTGTAATTTTGCAAGTGGTTTATTGTATCTTGTATTGAATTTTGTGAAAACAAGTTCATTTTGATTTTCTTTTTTGCCACATAACCACCTACTTTACATTTCTTTGCAAGAGGAATAAATCAACTGTCAATCCCTCATCTGCTACACCTTTTACGGTATAATCCGCAGATTTTGGATCTGGGAAACCATCTGAATCATATTTGACTTCCGAACGTTTCCAAATCAAATCGCCTGCCTTGATTGGAAGATACCCTTTATCCGTTACAATCTGTGCATAATTAGTGGAATCATCTACACCAAACTCTTTCATAAGGACTTCGGACAGTTTATTATTGATGCTTGCATAAAAGGTTTTTGGTTTTGCAAAACCATCAATTTCCTTTTCAATCATCGGAATTTTTTCGCCGTCCACATCATAGTAAATGATGTTTCCCTCTTTATCTTTTTGGTAGATTTTTACGTTTGATTTAAGGCAAGAGTATGTCATTTCCTGCTTATTGATTTTAAGCATTTGGCTTTACCTTTTTATAAATCTGGTTTACTCCGGTACTAGCCAATCCAGAAACAATTCCTACCGAAATGGCATTCAAAATATCGTTTGCCGGAAAGTCTGGGATGACATACAATCCTACCACTCCAAGGATTCCACCGAAAACACCGACAATAACCGGAATGTAATCATCTTTGATGCCAGGAATAAGTTTCGCACCAATTCCAATCAGATAGCAAATTACTATGATTGCTATGCAAGTTCCAACTTGTGTAAAATCCATTAGTCTTTACCTCCATTTTTTAGTCTTATTTCCTTTATCTCTTCGTACATTTTTGTTGCCATTCCATTTCCTCCAAGTGCATGATATGCGTTGTACATTTCTACGAAATTTTCATACGCATAACTTGGAATTTCTCCCAATTTCATGTACTTATCGTGGTATTCTATGAGTTGCACACGCAAAAGAAGCATTGTACCTTTGCTATTTGCATCCCTGTCTTTTTTCTGCTGCTTTAGGAGCCAAACAATATACCCTAACAAAATAGGCAACACAACTATGTAAGTTTGTAACAAAAATTCTTTCATTCCATATCTCCTTGTTTTGGCATACTGCCCTCCACCACTTTCTGTATGCCGCCTGCTACCAAATGGTAACGCACATTCTTCTATAAAAAGTTGACAAAAGGATATACCCCAACAAACAAGTCGTTTCGGTCTTTCCAGTTCCTGCTTACTCCATTCTCTGTATAAGAATCCATGAAACTTTCTCCTGCCTGTGAATGATCGTATACAACGAGATTTACTATGACATCATTAAATCTCTTTAAATCGTCACGAATCTGTTCTTCCGTATATTCTTTTGGGTACACCCTTTTGCCAATCAATTCATTCTCTGCCTGCTTAATCAACTGATTTAAAAGCGGATTTTCTTCTTTGTGGTCGAATACTACTTTGTCCTCGCCATCCTCATTCTCAATATGAAATTGTTCTAATCTGATTTTGACTTGTTCTAAAATACTATATTCTTCCATAGAAGTCACCTATTAGTCATCCTTTGCTGTTACCTTGGTAATTCCTGCTTTTACTGCTCTGTAATTGGAATCACACTCGATAATCATAATTTCTTTGCCGGTTGTCGCTTCAATTTCAGAAACTCCGTCCCATGTTGCATAAGTCTTTACGTTTCCGAGATAAGAAGGAAGTTTGCAATCATCTGCTACCTTATACTTGTAAGAATTGTTTGATCCTTTTGCCGGAGTAACAGTCAACTTTGTATATCCAGTAGTAGATTGGCTAGCGGAACTATTTACTACCAAAGTGTCTAATCCACTTTCACCCTCGGTCAGTTTACCGATTACAATTCCATAAGGATTAGGAATTACCGGAATAAATACTCCACTCGCTTTAG